AATGCCTTATTATATTTCAATGGAACACCCGGATTGTAAAGGTGGCCACGCAGTAGTAAAAGAGGAAAACGACGAATTAATTACCTGCCACAAAACACACGAAGACGCTGAAAAACACTTAACCGCACTTAATATAGCTATGGCCGAAGAAGAAAAAAGCGTTGATCAAGATTTAGAAACCCGCCAAGTAGATTTAACCGCACCGGCTTTTATGAAAAAAAATATGCAACGCGGTTTAGATAATCTAAATAGAGCCGGCGACGGTTTAACACCTAAAACTATACGCGACGCTAGAAGTATAGTTAGTAGCGGTAAAGTTAGTCCGGCTAAAGTTAAACTAATGTACGCTTGGCACCAAAGACATTTAAGCGACTTAAAAAGAGAAAAAAGTAATCCTAATGATAGCGATACGTGGCGCGCTAGCGACGTGGCTTTTTTATTATGGGGTAGTAATCCGTGGACGGCGCCTACGCAAGCAGGCGATTGGGCTAAAAGAAAACTTGATCAAATAGAAAAAGAGGGCAGGGTATCTAATATTTATGACATAAGGGATAAGGCTATGTCAACCACCATTAATATATTAAATAATAAGGTTAGGATAAATAACGTGAATAAAGAAACTGAAAATCGTAGCTTTGGTTTAGCTAACGTAGAAATAAGAGAAAAAAACGAGGGCGAATTAACTTATAACTTTAGTGGTTATGCAAGCGTATTTAATAAGCCTTACGCAGTTAGAGATAGTAAAGGGTCATATACCGAAACCATTAAACCCGGCGCTTTTAAAAAGACTTTACAAGAACAAGATGACGTTAGGTTTTTAATTAACCACGACGGAATACCTCTCGCACGTAGTAGTAGCGGTACTTTAAAACTTGAAGAAGATGATTATGGACTTTTTGTCGAGTGTGAACTTGATCCGTCAAACCCTAAAGTTGCTGAAGTAGCTAGCGCTATGAAACGTGGCGACCTTAACGAAATGTCTTTTGCTTTTGCAGCAGTACGCGATGATTTTGACGGCGAAAAAAGAGATGTTCAAGAAGTTAGATTATTTGACGTTAGCGTAGTTACTTACCCGGCAAATAGTTATGCCGGCGCTACTTTAAGGGGTATTGATATTTCCGAAAACCTTAAAGAATTAGTCGAAAGCCGTAACGGGCAAAAAGCAGTTGAAGTTTTAGAGCAAATAATATCCGAGTTAGATAAAAGCAACGAAGAAGTTAAACGCTCTAAAAGTAACCCTAAATTAGAAGTCTTAAAAATTAAGATGAAAAAAGACGGGCTACTCTAAGACGTAACGCCGGGTACCTACCCACCTTACGCATAAGTACAAGCAAAATTAATTACATAAAGGAATTAAATTGAAAAAATTAATTGAATTAAGGGATGCGAAAGCTGAAGAACTTAATGGTTTAGTTTCCGAAATGGACGAAATGGACGCAGGCGAAGAATTCGACGCTAAGTTAGAGCGATCTAACGCTTTAGTTTCCGAAATTAAAGAACTAGACGAAAAAATTAAGAAAGACGCTGATATGCGTAATACCCTTAAAGAAGTTGAAGAAAGCAGAAAATCTTTAAATATCAAAGATGAAGACATTTCCGAAACTCGTATGGAAGTTAAAGAGCCTGATATGTATCGCAAAGGTGGGGAAAACTCATTTTTTGCTGATATGTACCAAGCAAAATTTAACTCTAACTACGACGCTCAAAAAAGATTAGCTGACCACCAAGAATTCTCAAAAAGAGATGTTGGTACCGGCGCTTTTACAGGATTAGTCGTTCCTCAATACCTCGTTGAAGATTATGCACCGCTTGCAAGAGCCGGCGCTAATTTTTATAACGCAGTACCAAAAAGAGATTTACCGGCTTTTGGAAATAAAGTAGAAATATCAAGAATTACTACCGGGTCTGCTGCTGCTGAACAAGCAAGCGAAAACTCTGCAGTTCAAGAAACTAATATGGACGATACATTATTAACCGTTAACGTTGATACTATCGCCGGACAACAAGATGTTTCTAAGCAAGCACTCGATAGAGGTGGACAACCAGGATTTAATCTTGAAGACATTATCTTTCAAGATTTAGCTGCTGCTTACTACACAAAACTTGATAACTTACTATTAAACGGTTCCGGTTCTTCCGGGCAACCGTTAGGCCTAACTTCTGTTTCCGGAGTTAATTCCGTAACATATACAGACGCTAGTCCTACCGTAGCCGAGCTAACACCTAAGTTGGCAGACGCTATACAGCAAGTAAATTCAAATAGGTTTGCACCTGCTACCGCAATAATTATGCACCCTAGAAGATGGGGTTTCATAACTGCGGGAGTAGATAGCTCTAATAGACCGTTAATACTACCTGCTGGCAACGCACCGCAAAACGCTATTGGCGTAGGCGACGCTGCTAAGTACGGCGTAGTTGGTCAAATATTAGGTATACCGGTTATTACCGACGCTAATGTTGCAACTAACTTTGGTACAGGTACTAACGAAGACGAAATCTATATCGTTAGAGCCGAAGACCATATTTTATTCGAGCAAGATGTATTTACAGCTAAGTTTGAAGAAACTAACGCAGGATCACTTACTACTAAGTTAGTGGTTTACGGTTATGTAGCTTTTGCTAGCGGTAGATACCCTGCCGGAATTTCCGTTATTGGCGGAACAGGATTGGTAACACCAACCTTTTAATTAAATTAGTTTTAGTACGTCGGGCAACCGACGTACTAGAACTTTAAGGAAAGTTTATGAGTAAAGAAAAAATTGAAGCTTTAAAAAAAGAATTAAAACACTACGAGATTTATAAAAAAGCAGATAGAGCCGAACTAGTTAAAAAAGAAATTGAAAAACTTGGCGGTAAAATAGAAAATAAGTCTGCTAAACCTAAAGCTGAAAAAAAAGTCGTAAAAAGCAAGTAGGCCTAAGTTATGGCTATTACTAACGGGTATATAACCCAGAACGACCTTAAAGCTTTTGTCGGTATACCTACTAGTGATACCGCCGACGATGATTTACTAGATAACGCTATTAATGGCGCTAGTAGACAAATAGACGCTTTTTGCGGACGCAAGTTTTATGCCGACGGATCAACTAGCGCAAGAGAATATTTTACGAACGATTACTTTAGATTGGCCGTCGATGATATATCAACCTCTACCGGCCTAGTAGTTAAATACGACGACGATGACGACGGCGTATATGAAGTTACAGTACCTAGTAACGAATATAAATTACTTCCAATTAACGGAGTAGTAGGCGGTATAGAGGGTAGTCCTTATTACATTATTCAATTAAATAGTAACGGTAGTTACGAGTGGCCTATAAGCGATACGAGTAATAGACCGTACGCAGAAATTACGGCTAATTGGGGCTACGCTACTACACCCGAGCCAATTAAATATGCTTGTAAAATGTTAGCTAGCGAATTATTTGCTATGCGTAACGCACCTTTAGGGGTAGCCGGTGTAGGCGACTTTGGGGTAGTTAACGTGCAGCAAAATAGAGAAGTAACGCGTTTACTTTTACCATTTCGTAAAGCTAGCGTTTTAGGTATTGCATAGTGGCTAGTTTACAAGAAGTCCGGGACGGTATTAAAACTACCTTAGAAAATAATATTGACGGTTTAAGGGTTTATGACGTAGTACCGGATTACGCTATTAACTTTCCGGTAGCAATAGTACTCCCGGTAAATATAAATTTTAATGTAGCTATGCAACGCGGTACGGATCAATATACTTTTGATATTTTAGTGGCCGTAGAACGAGGTAATAGCCGTACGGCGCAAGATAAATTAGACGCTTATATAACAGGGCAGGGTAGTAGTTCATTAAGGCAAGCTATATTTAATAATAGAACGTTAGGCTTAGATAACACCGACGCGAACGTTACCGGAGTTAGTAATTACGCAGCAGACGTAAATTTAAACGGTATAGACGCAATCGGTGCAAATATAAGCCTAGAAGTATTTACTAAAGGAACAAGTTAAATGCCTAAATTTAAAATAATAGGAACTAAAAAAATTGACGGTAAAAAACCGGGTAGCACTATAAACATAGACGACTTAAATAAAATTATTACCTTAACTAAAGCCGGGCATATTGCAGCTATAGATAAAAAAGAAAATTTAAAAAAAGTAGAAAAAGTTTTTGATCAAGATAAAAAGAAAAAAGATGAGGTTAAATAATGGCTAAATATGTTTTTACGGACGGTAAATTATTTTTAGGCGGCTACGACTTTAGTAGTCATACTAACGCGGTTACTTTAGACGTTACAGTAGACGAGCAAGAAGTAACTACTTTACAAAGCGGTGGTTTTAAAGAAAGAATAGGCGGGCTAAAGGATAGCAGTTTATCTATAGACGGTTTTTTTGAGGCCGGTAGTGAAAAACCGGACGCTTTATTAGGCGCTAACGTAGGTAACGAAATTATTTGCACCATAGTTCCAGACGCCGGAGTAGGTAATACCGCATACTTTTTAAAGTCTAAATTATTTAGCTATACGATATTAGGGGCTATAGGCGAAGTAGCACCGTTTAGTTTATCTAAAGCTAATAGCACCGATAAAGTCGTTAGGGGTACTATAGAAATAGATAGCGACATTACCGCGACAGGATCAAGCACCGGAATACAATTAGGCGCCGTATCATCAACCGAAAGCATATACGCGGCGATACATTGCACCGGCGTAAGCGGTACGAGTACCCCTACTATTACGTTCGTATTAGAAAGCGATGATAACGCTAGCTTTACTAGTGCTACTACTAGAGCTACATTTACGGATATAACCGCTATAGCTAGCGAAATAAAAAAAGTTAGCGGGGCTATAACCGACGATTATTGGCGACTTTCTTATACCGTAACCGGTACTACTCCTAGTTTTAGTATTCACGCTACGATTGGTATAGAGTAAGCACTTCAACCGGCTATTTTCTGCCGTTCTGACGCGTTTATAATTCACGGCTTTACAAGTTACCGTACTTATAAAATAAATATTAAAATTATAATTTTATTTATTTTAAAAAGACTTTATATAAAATTTAATATATAATTCTTAAAACTCTTTTTGAGTATACGTATAAAAGCCGGGTTTAATTACCCGGCTTTATCTTATGTCATATTACGCAAATCTTGATCAACGCGACTTAAAATTTAATTATTAAGTAAAGGAGTTAAATTGGCAAAGTTTGTATTAACTGACGCTAGCGTAACTATTAACAGCGTGGATTTAAGCGACCACGTTGCTAGTGTTACTTTAGATATTACGGCTGATGAGGTTGAAGAAACTGCGTTCGGTCAAACTTTTAAAAGTAGATTAGGTGGATTAAAAGACGGTACATTAAGTATTGACTTTCAGCAAGATTTTGCAGCAAGCGAAGTCGACGCTACATTATGGCCACTTTTAGGAACTGTTACTACTTTTGAAATTAAGGCTACTAGCGGCGCAGTATCTAGTACTAACCCTAAATATAGTGGTAGCGTATTAGTAAACCAACACCAACCCGTAGCTAACGGCGTAGGTGAATTAGCAAGTTTTTCTGTTAGTTTTCCAACTAGCGGAACTATAACTAGAGCGACTTCTTAGTATGTCCGCAATTCAAGGGTTACACCAACTCACGCTTGTAATTGAAGACGGTACTAAAAAGGAAGTAACGTTAAGGCCTATAGATTTTGTTGCGTTAGAGCGTAAATTCGGTCAAAGACCGGCTAGCGATCTTGAAAAGCTTAGTTTTGAGGAGTTAATGTATTTATGTTGGCACGCTAGCAAGCGTACCGGCGTTACAGATGATTTTGATAAATGGCTTAATACCGTAGCAAGTATAGACGGGATAGGTACCGATAACCCGGAGTAACAACCGGCTATTATTTAGACTTAATAGCCGAAGTTAGTTTGGCCGCCGGTCTTAATCCTATGGAAGTAGCGGAGTTACCGTTACCTATGTTTTTAGCGTTGCAGCAAGCTTTACAAAAACGAGCGGAAGAATATAAAAATGGCTAAAAATATTTTTAAAACTACAAGCGATACGGGTATAGCCGTAGAGGGTTTAAATGATACTATTAGGGGTTTACGCGAGTTATCCGCAGGATCAGAAGTTAGAAAAGCTTTAAGGGTATTACATAAAGATATTTCAAAGCAAGTAGAAAACCGTACTCGTATTGAGGCTTTAAAGCAAAGTGTAAATGGTAGGCCTGCACCTAAAAGAACGCAGGGTGCTAAAGGTTACGTAGGCGGCGGTACCGACCGTAGCGCTTATTTAGATATTCGTAAAACTAATAAATTCGTACGTAACTTAGAATTTGGCCGCGATTATCAGTTTTTAAATTTTTATAGTAAAACGCAGGCTAAAGGTAGTAACGTTAGCGCTAATGCTACCGGTATATTTTATCCTGCTAATCAACTTAAAAGACGCGTTTATAAAAAGTGGGTCGGCAATAAATGGCGTAGTACAGGCGTTTTTCCGGAGGGTGCAAAAATACACGGTTACGTAGCCGAGCCAACTATAGCTAAAGCCGTACCGAGTATAACCGAAGATTATAGCGACCGTATGTTTGAAACAGTAAAAAAAGCAATAAAGGAAAATAAATAATGGCCGAAAGTACTAAAACGTTAAGGTTTGAGTTTTTAGCCGATACTAAAAAGTTTTTAGGCAATATAGGGTCGGTAGGTAAAAAATTTGGCGACTTAGGTAGCGAAATGAAAGCTACCGGCGATACTATAAATAAAGTAGTAGCGGGTATAGGCGTAGCTGCAACTGCGGCCGCAGGAAAATCTTTATTAGCTTTTAGAGATTTTGAAACCGGTATGAACGAAGTATTTACTCTTTTACCGGGTACTAGCCAAGAAACTTTTGATCAAATTAATAAAGACGTTTTAAAGCTATCTAAAAGCATAGGTAAACTCCCGGAAGATGTTATCCCGGCTTTATATGACTCATTATCGGCAGGCGTACCGCCGGATAATGTTTTTGCTTTTTTAGAGGTTGCTAATAAATTAGCCGTAGGTGGTGCTACCGAATTAGGTATAGCGGTAGACGGTTTAACTACCGTAGTAAATGCTTTTGGTAGTGATGTAATTAGCGTAGGCGAGGCGTCCGATATTATCTTTACTGCCGTTAAGGGTGGTAAAACTACCGTAGAACAATTATCTAAAGCTATGTTCAACGTAGCACCGATTGCAGCGTCTATGGGTATAGAATTTGGTAACGTTACGGCTGCCGTAGCAACCTTAACCGCGTCCGGTACTCCTACTAGCGTAGCTATGACGCAAATTAGAGCCGCTTTATCCGAGTTAGCTAAACCTACTACGAAAATAAGTCAACTTTTTAAAGAGCTAACCGGTAAAAGCTTTGAAGAATTTATTGCGGGTGGCGGCGACTTAAAAGAGGGTTTTGACATAATTGCTGCCGGTGCTAAAGCTAGCGGTAAACCCCTAGCGGATTACGTAGGTTCGGTCGAGGCTCTCGGTGCTATTCAAACTTTAACCGGTAAAGGTAGCGAAAAATTTGCGTCGGAAATTTTAGCTGCTGAAAATGCAATAGGTGCAACCGACGCCGCTTTCGAACAGGGGTCGCAGGGTATAGGTTTAGTTTTAGAAAAATTAAAAGCAGCTTTTCAAGTATTACAAATAGAAATAGGCCAAAAATTAGCGCCGATACTTATAGACGCTATAGATAATATCCAAACACGTTTTGATCAAATTAGACCCGGCTTAGAAAACTTCGTAAAAAATGTTAAAAGCTTTTTTACTAGCGACGAGGTAGTTAATACTATAAATAAACTTAAAGACGCTTTTGCTACGTTACAAGAACGTTTAGCGCCGGTAGTAGATAAAATAATTACGTTTTTTAAAGCGAACCCTAAAGTAGCTTTTACGGGTTTAGCGGTCGTTATAGGCGGTATATTACTAGCTAGCGTAATAAGTCTTGCTAGTGCTTTTGCAGCCTTATTTAGTCCTATTACGCTCATAATAGGGGCTATAGCAGGGCTTGCTATGGGTTTTAGGTACGCATACGATAATTTTGAGGGTTTTAGAAATTTTATAGATAACGGTATAAACTTTCTTAAAAACTTATTTAGTAATTTTATAGCGTTTTTTAAAGGCGACGGTTTCCAAAATGCTATGAAAACAGGTTTTGATTTTGTTAAAACTCAATTTAATTTATTAGCTAACGTTTTTAAAGG